TCACCGTCGCGGGTCAGGACACCGACTTCAACGAAGCGGGCACCCTGAAAACCGGCAAGGTCGGCGTCTATGACGAATGGACTGCCGCGGCGGCGCCGGCGACCCGAACCTTCGACCATCTCGAAGCATGGGCACCCGCGTCGAACGCGGCGATCTTCGCAAGTCGCCAACTTGAGGTGCGCAGCGATCAGATCCGCCGACAGGATTCGGCCGGTGTCACATGGGGCACGCCTTCCTACCAGGGGCAATACTGCACAATCCCGCCGGCCGGACCGGAGAAGGGCATCACCCGCATCCTGGTCAAGGACTCGCGCGATCCGCGCAACGATGCCGGTATTGACGACATCGCGGCAAAACTCTTCGTGCAGCCGCGCTACCTGATCGCACCGCCCACATGATCGGCGAGCCCTCAACGGAGCTCGCGGTCTCGTTGCTCAACGCAGACGGCAGCGTCGGCGGCCGGCTCGGCGCCGATGAGGAAGCCGTCGCCGATATCCCGAAGGGACTCGGTTTCTCGACCTCGGATCCGGGCGGTTTCAAGGACGCGACGATGTCGCTCGCCCGAGCAATCGCCGAGTCCTATCCCGACACCGAGATTCTGCGACCAATCCGCATCTATGGCGAAGGCGAACGGACGGCATGGGAGGGCCGCCTTCACGAAACGCCGCATCATGCCGCGGCCGATGAAGACGAAGTGCCCGGCGCGGTCGGGCACGTGGCAAGGCTCGATGATGACCCGAGCTTCGCGGAGATTTATCTTGACTCGGACCTGAGCGGATGGGGGCCGCCGAGCCTGCAACGAATCAGCGAATTGCAAGCGCCGGGGGCGTGGCACGTTCAACCCGATCCGCAGGCCACCTACCAGGACACGAGCGGAAACCTGCCCGGCATCGCGTGGATCTTTACCAATCTGCCCAATGGCATTTCCGGGAATGAAGCGTGGTACTACGGCGGCGGGGTGGACATCGGCCGGCTGCTCTACAACTTCCGCGGCCTGGTCGAAGCCGAAACCTGGCAGACCCAAGCGCTGCTCGCCAACTTCAGCGACACGAACTTCGCGGCCGGCACATTCGATATCTCGGCCAACTACAAAAACAACCCGCTTCAGACTCAGAAAGAACTCGCCGCCACCGCCGCCGGCCGCAAATACGCCTCGCTGATCGTCGCTTTCACCAACGCCGGGGCGGCGAATCCGGCCTACAACGCTAAGACGATGTTCGAGATCCCGAAGGTAATGGGGCGCCACGGCCTGACTCTTGCCGGCGCGTGGCCGAACGTCGGGGTGCTCGGCAGCGACGTGATCGCCGACATCGTGGGGCGCGCGGCGTCCGACCTGCAATTCACCACCGGCGCGGGCGGCACCATTCAGCCGTCGACCTTCGCGATCCCACACCTCGTCTTCAAGGAAGGCGTAAAGGGATCGGACGCGATTCTCGCCACGAACGCCTTCCACTACCGCTCATGGGGCGTCTATGAGGACAAAACCTTCTTCTGGCGCCCGGCCACCGAATACCGCAAACGGTGGCGCATCCGTCGAAGTAAAGCTCACGGTGTCGACCTCCTCGGCCCGCAAGCCGAGGATGCCTATAACGGCGTGGTCTGCACCTTCACCGACCCGAGCGGTGTGACCCGCGTCATCGGGCCGACCGGCTGCCCGACGGCCTACGCGACCTCCCCGGCGCTCGAAGACACGAGCGCCACGAACCCGGTCAACCTGGCCGGCATCCCGCGCAAGTGGGCAGAACTCAAGCTCGGCTTCGTCACCACGGTCATCGGAGCGATTCAGGTCGCGGCCGCGTGGCTCGCTGACAAACTCCTTAGCGCGAGGTCGCGCGGCTCGGTCGTCGTTACCGGCCTGGTCGAAGACGACGCGACCGGCGCCCTCTATCCGGCGTGGTGTATGCGCGCCGGCGATTCGGCCATCGTCACCGACGGCGACAACATCGAGCGCGGCATCATCGAGACCACCTATGACCACGACTCGCGGACCTGCTCCGCTTCGATGGATGCGACCCCGCACAAGATCGATGCGCTGATGGAGAGGATGGGCGTTGTCCTCGTCGGCGTGACCGGCTGACGGTGCCCGTAGGATTCGCGAGATGGAGGCCGGTGCCGGACTCGAGCGATGGCGCGGCGGCGTCGACAAATGGATTGAGGGCACCGACAAACGCCTCGAACGAGGCGACGCCCGGATCAAGGAAATCGATGACCGGCAAGACGAACTCGACCGAGAAATGACACGAGTGACGACGAAAATCGGCCTCGCGGCGGCCATCGGCTCGGTCGTCGGGGGCGGTATCGTCACCCTCATCCTGGCCTTCGCAACAAAGGCACTCGGCGGATGAGCGAACGCCGCCGTGACCAACCGCTCTTCCGTCGCGACATGCTGCGGCTCATGTTCGCCGCCGCTCTAGTGCTCATCGGGGCGGTCGTGCTCGCCCTGATGCTGCGCGGCAAGACGACCGAACGGGAACAGGCAACCGAGCAGGCTCAGAGCACGGCGAACAAGGCGCACGTTGAAGCGAAACGAGCGCACCATCAGACCAAACGCATCGCCGGCTACCTGCGCGGCGAACGCGGATTCCCCGGCGCCCCGGGCGGCCTCGGTCCGATGGGAGAACGCGGCCTCGCCGGTCTGATTGGACCGGAAGGTAAGGCCGGTCTGATCGGGCCGCCAGGTCCGGCAGGAGAGACCGGAGCTCCCGGCTCACCCGGCTCACCCGGCCCTGCCGGGCCGGAAGGAAGCGTGGGGAGTGCCGGGCCCGAGGGCGAAAAGGGTGACCGCGGTCCCGAAGGGCCGCCAGGACCGGAAGGGGCGCCGGGACCGCCCGGCGAACGCGGTCCCGAAGGTCCACCGGGACCGCCGGGGCCAGAAGGGCCGCCAGGGACGCCGCCAGGGACGCTCACGTGCGTCGAAGCCTCGCCGGGCGTCTTCACCTGCACACCCGCCTAGAGCGTCCGAGAGGGCGCGCTAGGCTTCTCGCGGTGTCAGAGAACGGCAAGCTGAAGCCTTCCGAACTCGCCGCGATACCGGGCGGCGAGCTCTCCGTCTCGGCCGCGGCGGGGTGGAACGCTCACGGTGGGCCCGCAGATGCCGGCCTGCGACCCGAGGGGCCCGAGGGCAGCTATCGCGACATCGCCGGCCAGGAAAAGACGTGGGCCGCCTACAAGGCCGGCGGTCCGCTCGCCGCCGAAGTCGGCACCTCGCTTCATGGCGAGGGCGTCTGCGTCGACCTGAAGGAACCGTGGATGCGCTCGTGGATAGACGAGCACGGCGCGACCTATGGATGGGCGAAGACCGAAGCCTTCAGCGAGTGGTGGCACGTGAACTTCGTCGGCGGTGTCAGCTTCCCGAGCTTCGAGACCCTGAAGCGCGGCTCGAAGGGCCACCGCGTCAAGCACTACACGCGCCGGCTCGCCTTCATCCACCACGCCGACGGCGGCGCCTACCTGGCGCGGGCGCCCGGGCGCTTCGGCTCGCGCGTCGAGCGCGCGGTGCGCGAGTTCCAGCGCTCCTACCATCTCCACGTCGACGGCGAGATAGGGCCGAAGACCGGCGCCAAGATCGACGGCGTCTTCCATCGCCAGTACCACGAGCGCCACGCGCCGAAGAAGGGGCACCGATGAAGTGGTCGCTGCTATGGGCGGCGCGGTTCGTCTCGAAGTGGGAGGGCTGGCTTCCTCACGCCTATCTCGACACCATCGCGAGCCCGGCCGTCTACACCATCGGCTTCGGCCATACCGGCTCTGACGTCTACGCGGGCGAGCACATCACGAAACGCGAGGGGCTTCGCCTGCTCACCGCCGACCTGCGCAGCGCGGCGCGGGCGGTGCGCGACAACATCCATGTGCGGCTCAGCGTCCGACAGCGGATCGCCCTCATCAGCCTCGTCTTCAACTGCGGGCCCGGCGCCGTCGTCGGCTCAACCCTCGCCCACAAGCTCAACGCCCGCAACTACAAGGGCGCCGCGGAGTGCTTCCTCGAATGGGATCACGCCGGCGGGGTCGTGGTCGAAGGCTTGAAGAATCGCCGCGAGGCCGAGCGGTGGATGTTCCTGCACTCGAAGAAGAAGGTCACGCCCGTCCACACTCACACGAAGGGATCGCACCGATGAAGAAGAAGATCGCTCAGCGCCCGACCGAGGCGCTCACCGGCGTCGCGCTCGGCACCGCTCTCTACGGCTTCCTCACGCAGGACGGCGTCACCGGCATCGTCGCCGCCATCGCCGGCGCCGTCGTCGCCTTCGGGCCCGCCGTGGTCTCGGAGTTCGTGGACGCGGTCCGCGGCTAGGCCGGGAAGTCCCGCGGCCATCGCAGCCTGATCGCGACGATGGTCTCGTCAGCGAGGCGGGCGAGGGCCTGCGTGGTGGCGAAGCTCATCCGTGCGTAGTCGGAATCGACCGAGCCGTGAAGGTCGACGCGCAGCATGTGCAGGAGGAAGACGACCTCTTTCGCGCCCTCGAGCTCCTCCACGACTTCTTCCGCGGTGAGCGCGGTGAGCCACGGCACCGGCTCGCCGGGCGGCGGCACCTCGAGCCGCGGATCCTCATTCGCCGCGACCCGGACGATCCTGCCGGCGCTCGGCTTCGGCGGCTGCCACTTCGTGTCGATGATGAAGGCGCCGTAGTCGTGCTCGGGGCGCCGGCTGATGCCGAGGATCCCCGGGCACTCGTCGCTCATCGAGCGCAGGATCGCTTCGGAGTCGATGTAGCGGATCATGGAGACTCCTGACCTTCCTCTCCGCACCCGGAGCAGTAGATAGACGGACCCCAATCGCCGAGCCGGCGGTAGGTGGTCGGAAGCCATTCGGCCATCCATCGGTGCGGGATGACCTCGGCCTCCTCGGGACACGGTTCCCAACCGGGACCGTCTTCGCTCGGCACCCGTTCGCTGCCCTTGCAGCGGCAGGCGCTCGAGTGGGTGACCTCGCGCGCGGGGCACTCCTCGTTCGGGCAGGTCACCTCCACCATCACGGCCATCAGCCGGCCCGCTTCCTGGCGGCGACCGCGGCGAGATGGCGCTCATGGATGTCGAGCAGTTCCCCGGCGCAAACCACGATGTCGGCCGCGTTTTCCTCCCACATCGGATCCGAGCTCAATAGTAGGTAGGCCGACCAATGGAACGGCCGCTCGGCCGCGGGCGGGGCGAGGTCTCCGACCACTCGCCAAGCCTCGAGCCGCCGGTCCTGGTCGGCGTCGGTAACGGCGGCCACGGCGGCATCGCTTATCGCCTGGTCGGCGTCCGAAAGTAGACGCGGCGCCTTCGTCATCGCTATCCCTCCTTCACTTCGTCGTGGTGCGGATACGATTCCTGCCGCGGCGCCGGCGGGTGAACGCCGGCGCCGCACCCTTCGTCCCTTAGTCGCGCTCGGCGGCGGTGAGCTCGAGCGTCTTCTCACCGTCGGGCGCCTCCTCGCCGTACTTCAGATGCTTCGAGCCGACGAGCTCCTTCAGGCGGCTCTTCACCTGGTCGACTGTCTGCTCGGGCCAAAGATTCGCGATCACCCGCCCGCCGTAGTTGTTCGCGAGCTCGGTCGCCGTGCGCGGCGCCGGTTCGATGGTCACGAGTTGCAGCACCGCCGTCTGCTCGGCGGTGAGCTCTTTCTTTTCGGTCTTCTCAGTCGTCATCGTCCCTCCTCGGGGATGTAGGTCAGCTTGGCCGGCGCATCGTCGCACCGGCATCGGTCAAGTGTTACCCCTTCTCGCGATCCTCGGTCGATAGCACGACGCGAGCCCGGATGCCCGGCGCCGGTGCTGCCCAAATCACTCCCTTCACGACGAAGGCCTTACCGCTGATGTCATCTGCCCATTGATCGCCGCCGTCGTCGGGCGCCGCGATCCGGTCGAGCACAATCTCCTCACCGATACACGGCACCCGCGCGCACTCGATGTTCACCGAGCGGGTGTCGGGCAGGATGACCGAGCAGCGGGTCACGATTTCTTCCCTTTCGAGGTCCGTTTTTTCCCGGCCTTCTCCCGGGCTTCGCGCTCGCGCTTCTCCTCGGCCGATTCACCCGCCTCGGCCTGCGCTTCTTCGTCGCGTTTCGTCTCGGCCTCGGTCTCGGCCTCGTCGTCGTGGATCGACTTCAACGCCCGGATCGGCGCCAGGGCGGCGACCGTGGCGGGCCCATACAGGTTCCCGCCGAAGGCCGTTCTTATCTCCTCCCACACCCGCTTCGCTTCGGCCGTCGGGAGGATGTATTCGAGGCCGGCCCGCAGGGCGCCGAGCTCTTCCTCGGTGGCCGCCGGCAGGCCGGGCGCCGCGACGGTCTCTTCGCTCTCGGCCCGGTCCTCGATGTCCTGCGTGAAGATCGCCGAGGCGCCGGTGACGGCGAGCACGGCGTCGACCCGGGCCCGCTTCTCGGCCATCTTTATGACCGTGTTCCACATATCGGGGAGGTCGGGGTTTGGAATCTCCCCGGGCTTCTGGGAGGTGATGCGCTCGTCCTCGAGGGCGAAGGTCTCTCCGCACCCGCCGATCTTCGCCCAACAGTAGAACTCGGCCTCCTTCTTGGAGCGCTTGACCGTTTCCTTCGCGCAGGTCGGGCAGGAGAGGCCGCCATAGCGCCGCGCGTACTTCTTCTCGCGGGTCGTGCAGAGACCCTCGCCGTAGCCGATGCGGGCGCCGGTGGCGATGTCATAGACGGTCGCCGCATTCTCGACGGTGAGGTGCTCGCCTTCCCATGTCTTCGTGCTGCGCGGTTGCACGTCGAGCCGGAAGAGCACCGCCAACTTCTCGGCGCCCGGCTTGAAGAGCGCCGGCTTGTCGGTGCCCGGGATGACGCCGTAGTCGACGCCCTTCTCCATCTTCTCGCGCATCACCTCTTCGATGAGCTCGAGCCGCTCGCCGAGTTCCATCGCGGTTACCTGCGGGGTGACGCTCGGGACGGCCGGCGCCGCCGCCACCGGCTCGAGCGCCCGCGAGGTGCGGGCGGTGTCCGGCGCCGCGGGCTCTTCTACTGCGTCGGGCTCTACAACGTCTTCGTCGTGGTGCTGCTCATCGCTCATGGTCGTGGTGCTCCTTCGTCGTCGTGGTGCATTTCGCAATGTGCGAATCGCAATGTGCGAATCGCAAAATGGCGCTTAGCAGGGGTTATATACCGTCGCGCCTCCAATTGTAGGGCCGGCCGCGTATCTCGGAATCGGCCGGCGCCCGCCGCGGCATCCGGCGGAAGGTGACCGCGTGCTGCTCGAGCAAGCCGCGGTAGGTGAACGGCAGCGGCGGCAGGGGGCGCGGCATCGTGAAGCCCATCAGAAAGACCGGCCCGAATCGTCGTAGGCGATGACGCAACCCTGGTCGACCACCTTGACGTCCTCTACTTCGTGGGAATGTCCCTTGCCGTAGAAGACCTTGTCGCCCGCCTCGAGGCCGAGCTCGACACCGAGGCCGACCCGCACAACGATTCCGACGTCCGGCTTTCCGCCGACGCCGTAGGGCAGCACGAGACCCTCGCGCTGATCGTCGGGCAGGTCGGCGACCGTAATCGAGCCCGGCCGCGGGACGATGGTCGACCCGGTGCTCATCAGTCGATCACCGTCACGAGCTCGGGGACTAGGTGGAAGCTGACGACCGGCCACCATTCGGTGCCGATCCGCTTCTTCTGCTCCTTCGTTGCCTTGCGGATTGCGGCACCTTCACTCGAGGCTTCGACCGAAATCGTCGGGCGGTTTTGACCGCTCTCGGTCTCGCCGGTCTCTTTTTGCTTGACCACATAGCGGCAGGTCGCGTGGATCACATAGGTCTTCATCGGGTCGCGACCTCGTCCTCTTCCCACATCCTCACGCCGGGGATCGCTTCGCCCGCGTTGACGGCCGCCTTGATCTTGAGTTTGTCCGGCACCCGTTTGACGAGGTGGTCGGGCAGCAGCGACTCGTCCTCGATGCGGTACTTCTTCACTTTCTTGATCGTGGTCTTCGCATTCATGCCGCGGGCAGATGGCGGCGGCGGTGGTGGCGCCGGCGCGCCGCGTTTATCGTGAGAGGCGCGGTTCTCTTTCGCCGCTTTCTCGTCCTCTCGCTTCTGGCGCGCCTCGGCATTCCGCTCGATTCGCTTGCGCTCTTCCTCGGCCGCCTTCTGCACCCTCGCGTTGTAGGCGATGACCCGCGCTTTCAGCGAGTCCATCGCCGCCTCGAGCGAGGACTTGAGCTCGTTGAAGTCGGCGTCGATGCGCCGGCCGGTGACGGCATAGGGCTCTTTCTCGGCCTTGCGCGAGACCTCCAAGTCCTGCACCGCGAAGCGGGCTTCTTTCAGGGCGTCGGCCGCGGTGCTCGCCGAGTCGTCATCGAGCTCGGCCGGGATCCGGTCGATCAGGCCGCGGGCCCGCTTGATCTTCTCCTGCGCCTCCTCGAAGCTCTCGAGCTCGGTCGGGTCGATCAGGGGTTGAACCTGCGTCGTGGTGCTCATTTCGTCGTGTCTCCTTCGTCGCGTTTACGGGCGGCCTCGAGCTCGAGGCGCATCCCCTCCTTCACAAGTACGTGGGCCCGCTTCCCGCTGACACCGAGCCGCGTGCCGGTCTTCCGGTAGCTCTTGAGCTCGCGATAGACGGCGAGTGCCTTCTCGCGGAGCTCGGTGTCATAGCGGGGATGGCGGGACATCAGGCCGGCGGGGTATCAGGCCTCTCGGCCTCGGCCTTCGCCTGCTCGGCCTTGACGAGCGCGTTGTGAGCGTCGACCTGCGTGTCGGTACGGCTGATCGCGTTGTCGGCCAGGTCGCGGACCTTGTCGCGCACCGGCGGGTAGCGATCAAACTCGCCGGCGTCCTCGAGTACGACCTGCTCCTCGAGGACCGTCTTCGCGACCTGGCGGGCGCCGTAGCCGGTCCCGTCCTTGACCTCGATGCTGATGATGACCTGCGCCGTCTCGGCTAGGGGCGGTGGTGGTTTGCTTCGCATCCTGCTTCCTTTCGTCGTGGTGGCCGGCGAAAGGGTAACACCTTGCGCGGGCTACCGAGTGCCGCGGCCCGTCTCGGCCAGAATGTCGCGGACCGCTTCGATCATCACGTCGGTTTCCCCTTCGCGCACGTCGACAACCTCGGTGATGCGGTCGAGCGCGGTCTCGGCGTCACTCCTGAGTGAGACCTTCCCCGTCGACCGAAAGAAGTGCTCGGTCGCGCCGCGCACCCGCCGCGTCTTCACCTGCTTCACCGCGCCGTTCGAGCGAAGCACCCGCATGTGGTAGCTGACGGTGGCGACCGGAAGCTCGAGTTCGCGACCGAGCTCGGCCGGCGAGGCGAACTTCGCTTCCTCGAGGCGGCGCAGGATCCGCCGGCGAATCGGATGGGCGAGCATCCGTGCGCTCGTCGCCGCGTCGCGCTCGGCTTTCGTCGGCCGCTTCATCGCGCTCGCCCCGCGTGAATCGTCGCGCCGTGGTGCAGCTTCGGATGCTCTTCCCGACACATCTGCCAGGTGGCCGGCGCGCCCTGGTAGGTATCGGGATACATATAGCTCCGCGGGTCGGTCGAGTGTTCGAGGCCGACAAGGTGGCCGGTCTCGTGGAAGACCAATTGCCGAAGTTCGCACGACCTCACGACCGACTCGTCAATTTGGATCCGGCAGTAGACCCCTTCTTCGTACTCGAAGAAGCCGAGGTCGGGCGTCAGCGAACCGGCCGGCACGAGCTCGCGCGTCACGGTCGGGCATGCCTCGGGCACCGGCAGATTCCAGTATGTGAGGGCTTCCTCATAGAAGCGCTCGGCCTTCGGGGAGAACGGCACCGGCCCGCTGATGGCCGCGTCGGCCTTGTCCATCCCGCCGGCGATGGCCGCCAGGAGGAGCATGATCGCGATGATCGCGGCGATTACGATTCTCTCTGCTCTCGTCATAGTTTTTCCTTCGTCGTCGTTCGTGGATAGGGTATGTGAGGCGGTCGCCCTCGTCGTGGTGCGGCGACCTTCGTCGTCTGCGAGCCCGGCCGGGAGACTTGCCGGGCTCGCTGCTTCTCTAGGCGAATGCGTGAAGCGCCTCCTCGAGGTTGTCGACGTGGAAGACGTCGGAGCGGGTTTTCCCCGGCCACACCGCGAGCAGAGTCGAGCCGTAGCCGTCCTCTTCCCGCCTGATCGCGTGTTCCACGAGCGCCCTCTTCTTCTCGAAGGTGCTCGCGTGCTCGAAGCCGCGATGGTCGCCCTCGTGCTCGGTCACGACCAAGATGAAGGCCGTCGTGTCCGCGGTGAACGGGAAGGTCGTGTCCCGCACGTCACTCGTCTTTCGCATCGTGCTCTCCCTTCGTTGTGGGTTCCCCGCCAAGTGCCTCGGCGAGCTTGACCTCGAGGATCGCGAGCCGAAGCTCGTCGCCGGTCGCGGCGCCGGCGACCTTCGCTTTCGAGAGACGACACGCCCGCGCCTCGGACCGAAGCTCATGGATGCCGAGCCGTTTGAGCCGGTTGACCTCGTCCATCACCTTCAGCGGTTGCAGGCCGCCGGGCGTCTCGGCCGGCTCGCGCTTGATTGGCTCGCCGGTCACCGGGGCCGCGGCTCTCTGCCGTGGTTGTGCAGGAAGTCGCCGGCATAGCGCTCGTTCGGAAAGCCGACCTCGAGGCGCTCGTCGTCGTCTTCATGCACCTCATCCTCAATCCGATCCCGCATGGCGGTCTCGGCGGCGAGGACGATGTCATCGTCATTCCCGGTCATCGCGGCCGAGAAAGCCCGCGCTTGAGTGAGCGGCACTTCAACGGTCAGCGAGAAGGAAATGACCTCTCTGCTCTCGATTACCTTCATGGTCGTGGTGCTCCTTTCGTCGTGGTGGATTCAATGTGTGAGAGAAGCTGACGGCCGAGATACTCGGTGTAGGCCGGGGGAATCGCCTCGTTGAGCTCGGGCTTCGTCATCCACTCAATGCCCATTGCCGAGCGTGCGTTCGCAATCGAGCAGTTCCCGCCGCCGGTGACCGACACGAATGAGATGTCCTGATCGAGCTTGCCGTAATGCGATTTCCGTTTGTCGGTCGTGAAGACCGGGGGGTGCGGCTCGGTTGGATGCGCGGGCGTCTCGAGCGGGAAGTTCGACTCGAAGAGCCGATGGCGAAGCACTCGCAAGCCGGGGAACATCGTGCCGCAGAGAGTGACCGGGTCGCGGAGCGGAGCGCCCTCCACGTTCTCGATGATCCACGGCAGTCCGGTCTCTTCGAGGAGCTCGCGGACTGGCGCGACGAGTTCGGGGTACTCGAGGCCCGTCCGGTGGCGAAGGTCCGAGTGCGCCTGGCATGGGGGCGAGGCATGGATGCCTTGTGGCATCGGCAATCCCCATCGCTCTACCCACCTCCCATCGAGAATTGCGCCGAGAATCTCGATCACGTCGCCATAGAAAATCTGAAAGGGATAGTTAGGCTGGCGCTTGTGGTCGACGCCGATGACGTCGAAACCTGAGCGGCGGTACCCCTCTCCCGCGCCACCGGCGCCGCAGAAGGCATCGAGGAGAATCGGGGCGGCAGTCAACTCCCTCGCGTCTGTCGTGCGGTCGGTTCCCATCTGATCCGTGCTATCCATCGTGTCTCCCTTCGTCGTGGTCATAGGTCTATTAAACCACAAAAGACCCTAACCTGTCAAGACCTTTAACTAATAGGGACGAATGGACTAGAGCCGACCCCGCGGGTAGCCTTCGGGAGGTGGCATCCACGAAGAGCAAGACGAAGAAGACCACGGCCACACCGAAGCGCGCGCCGGCGAAGGGGAAAGCAAAGCGCAGGCGCAAACCGCCGCGCCAGGTCCGCAAGCCCGGGCGCCCGCCGAAAATCACGCAGTACGTCACGGTCACGATGCCGCGCCCCGATGGCAAGGGCGAGCTCGAGCTTCAGGTCACCACCGGCGAGGGCGTCGTGATGGTGCTCGAAGCCGGCACGTCGATCAAGACCGCGGCCGAGGCTCTCGGTCTCCACGAGTCCACGGTTCACGATTGGATGGCGCGCGCCGAGGAGCATCGGGGGCAGGACAACCCGCCGGCGAGCGAGATGCCCTACATCGAGTTTTCCGAGGCCGTCACGCGGGCGCGCGAGCAGGTCGTGCACATCGCCCTTCGCGGGATCCTCGAGGCAGGTAAAACCGACTGGCGCGCGTGGGCGTGGTTCCTCGAGCGAAGCCGGCCCGACGAGTACGGTCGCCGCACCCGCTTCGATCACGGCGGCATCGGGCCCGACGGCGAGCACATCAGCCTCGCCGAGCTCTTCGCCCGCTCGGCGACCGATCCGCCGACCGAGGACGGCGACGGCGATGGATGAGTCGCCCGATGCCGGCGCGAAGTAAGCCGCGCGCTTCGGCCGAGCAATTCCGCCGGCGCTCTCAGACCGACCCGGTGTGGTGGATCGAAACCGTGCTCGGCGCCGAACTATGGAGCGGGCAACGGGCGATCACCCGCTCGGTGCGCGACAACCGGCAGACCGCGGTCCGCTCCTGCCACGGCCCGGGGAAGACCTTCATCGCCGCCGCGGTGGTCTTGTGGTTCCTCTACTCCTTCCCGAACTCGCGAGTGGTGACGACGGCGACGAAGTGGTCGCAGGTCAAGAATCTCCTCTGGCACGAGGTCAACCAACTCCACTCGCGGGCCCGGGCGAAGATGGGCGGCACCTGCCTTCAGACGCAGCTATACCTTCCCGATGGCCGCTACGCGCTCGGCCTCTCCACGCGGCCCGGCCAGGAGGAGTCTTTCCAGGGCCACCATGCGCCGCACATCCTCCTTCTCTACGACGAGGCCTCGGGCATCCCCGAGCCGGTCTACGAAGCAGGCGAGGGCTACATGACCACCGAGGGCGCGCGGAAGCTGATGATCGGCAACCCGACCCGCGCCGAGGGCGAGTTCTACAAGGCCTTCCACTCCGAGCGCGACAAGTACGCCTGCCACCACATCAGCGCCTTCGACACGCCGAACTTCACCGACGAGGAGGTCAGCGCGGAGCTCGCCGCCCGGCTCGTCTCCGAGGCGTGGGTCGAGGAACGGCGGGCGCGGTGGGAGGGCACGGCGCTATGGGACGTGAAAGTCGAAGGCAACTTCTCCAAGCGAGCCGACGACACCGTCATCTCCCTCGCCCTGGTCGAGGCCGCGCAGTCCGAGGAGCGCCTCATCGTCCCGGCGCCCGTCGACCGCGAGGCCGTCATCGCCTGCGACGTCGCGCGCTTCGGATCGGATGAGACCGTCATCTCGACGCTGATCGGGAACGAGGTCAAGATCGCCGACATCTACCAGGGGCGCGACACCGTCGAGACCACCGGCCGGGTGATGGAGGTCTATCGCGAGCTCGCCGCCGGCAAAGGGACGGCGCGGATCGTGGTCGATGACACCGGCGTCGGCGGCGGCGTCACCGACAACCTGCGCCACGAGAAGGTGCCCGTCACCGCCTTCAACGCCGGCGAAACCGCCATCGAGGAAGACATCTATCCGAACGCCCGCTCGGAGTCCTGGTTCCGCACCGCCGAGCGGCTCGAGAAGGTGCGGATCCCCGACGACGAGCAGCTAGCCGCCGACCTCCTCTCGCCGCGCTACAAACTCGATAAGCACGGCCGGCGCGAAGTCGAGCCGAAGGATGCGACGAAGAAGCGCCTCGGGCGCTCGCCGGATCGGGCAGACTCGGTGAACATGCTCTTCGTTCCTGCCCGGGAAGGCGGCGTCGAAATCTGGTGAGCGAGCTCCTCGGGTGGCCGGAGTGGGCGGCGGCCGGCGGTCCCTATTGGCCGCTCGGCGATGGCTGGCGGCGGCCTGATCGCGGCCTCTCAGAGCCCTCGAGGTCGAAAAAACGGGGGGTAACGCCTCTCTCGTGTCCGAAAAGCAGGGCTTCGGCGCGGAGTAATAGGTGAAGGGCACCCGCCTTCCCGACGTCAAGCGCGACGCTCGCCGCGGGTGGTCGAAGTGGGACCGGCTGCAACGGGGCAGGCGGCGGGTGCTCGTCGCTCCGCTCGGCGCCTATATGAAGGTGCTCGGACCCGAGGGCGAAGTCTGGGCGTGGTATATCCGCGACCCGACCGGCGACGTCTCGAGCATCCGCTTCGAGCACCACACCGTCGAGGAGCATGCCGACGGGACGATCACGGTCTCGCCTTCCATCGTCGTGACTCACGGCAACCGCTGGCATGGATGGCTGCGCGCCGGCGAGTGGACGTCGGTGTAGGCTGCCGGCGGCGGTAATCCTAAGCAGGTGCAGCGGCGGTCGATGCTGCGATGGCCATACGGGTAGGGCGCCGGGCATCGGCCGCTTTGCGCTCGCGCCGCCTTCAGTCACGACGAAGGAGGAATCACGATGGAGGTCTCATCCCCAATGGACAAGGTCGCGGAGCTTCCCGATGGCCGAGTCCTCTACTACGCCGGCGAGCGCTTCACCGACCCGGGCTATTACCTCGGCTATCCCGAGGGCGAGGGCGGGACGATGCACAAGGTCGCGCTCACCGCCATCGACCCGGGCGCGCAGCATGACGCGGTCTTCGAGGTCTTCCCGAGCGAGGACGGTTTCCGGTGGCGGCTGAAGTCCGGCAACGGCGAGGTCGTCGCGCAGTCGGAGGGCTACACCACGAAGGAGCACGCTCGCGAAGGAGCCGTGGCGGTCTGGCGCATCGCCGGCAAGGCGCGCATCGACACCACCGCCGAGTAGCCTTCGAGCTCGCGGGGCACCACGTGACCCCTCGAGGGACTGCGACCATCGAGTCGCGGCAACCCTCGAGGGGTCGCCTTCTTCCGGTCGCGGGTGTAGTCTCGCTCGCGGACGAGACACGCTTCGGCGTCGGCGCGATCAGGGTGGGCTACTCGGGCCGCCGGCGTCGGAGCGATAACCACGACGAAGGAGGCACCACGAATGAGCACCGATCCGAGCTACGCCGAGTACCGGGAGGCGTGGAAAAAGTTGAGTCCGACGCAGCGAGCGCGGGTGATGCTCAAGCAGCAATGGGAGCAGGCATCACGCCTCGCCGTCTTCCGCGATTGGCCGAGCCTCTTCGACCCGGATCGCGAGCAGGATGCGGACGAGCTCGCGGCCTGCAATGAGCTCATCGGCCAACGGCCCGAGCTCTTCCCAATCGGGGCATGAAGCACGAGCGCACCGTCCGGTGCACGAAGCGCTTCGTCCTACCCGGCGGCACCGACGCGAATGACCTATGGGTTGAGGAGCGCCGCGGCGAGCATGGCGAGCCCGTCATCGGCTCGACGTGGGTGCCGAACGACCTCGAGCGGAAGGCCATCGCCGAGGGGGCGAACGTCGAGCTCCTCATCTGGGGCACCGGCACGCCGCCGGTCTACGTCGGCACGTCGACCGTGCAACTCGGCGTCTACGCCCTCGAGGACAACGAGCGCGACGCGATCATCGACATCCAAGAGCACGGCCGATGGACCGAGGACGGCGCCCGCACCGTCGGCCGCCGCTTCCGGGCCGAGGTCTACGCCGGCGGCGGCCTGGTCGCCGGTGACCTGACCGTCATCTACGCCGACCCGGCCGGACGAAAAGCGAGCGTCGTCGTCAGCGCGAGCGAGGAGGAACGATGAACGGGCGCGGCTTCCGCCACAAGCCCGGCGACTACAACCACAAGGACACGAGCGAGAAGGTCGTCGGCGAGGGCACCGCGCCCGGCGCTCGCATCCCGGCGAACCTGAACGTGCGCCCGCTGAAGGGCCCGCCGATGGTGCCGATCAAGGACGCCGACCCGCGCTGCACGTGCGCTGATATGGACGGCTTCGAGGACTGCCCGGTGCACGTCTGATGTTCGGCTTCCGGATCTACAAGTGGATGCTGTTTGGGCGGCATGTCGCCTGGGCCACGATCCGCCCGGGCGACAGCCCTACCGCCTTCGCCGTCCTGCGCAGCTGGCCCGCGCAACCCGAGGAGGAGCCGAGCCGATGAGCGAGGTGAAGCTCTACGTCAAGGTCTGCGAGAAATGCGGTCGCCAAGTGACGCCGCACGTCGACCACAATCTCGGCGCGAGCCGGACCGTGTGGTGCGACCACGGCCGCGGCGGCGTCGGAACGCTAGAGCAGGTGACGTGGAAGCGCATCGAGGTCGTGCCGGCCGAGGAGCTCGAGGCGGTGATGACCGAACGGGAAAAACTCCGCGCCGAACAGCGAGAGGCCGTCGCCATCGACATCGAAGCGGGGCGGGTATGACCGTCGTCACCGAGGCGAACCTCGAGCAGCTACATCCGCACGACCGGCGAGAGGCTGAAGCCTTCATGGACTTCCTCTCGGGCCCGGGTCGCAATGGGCCCGGCGAGGAGGCGCACCTCTGGCGCGATTGGCCGGGATGGGTGCCCTATGTGCTAGGCCGCTTCTTCCACGCCGACACCGGCGGGGCGCTGCTCGCACCACCGGCCGGCTATGAGGCGACGTCCGTCACCGCATGGACGTTCCCCGGATGACCGCGGGCGACTTCGACCCGCCGGCGCGGCACCGGCCGCTGACCACCCGCGAGCGGGCGAACGTCCTCGCCGGTCCCGACCCCTCGGCGCTGATCCTCGAGGGCCAAGCCGACGCCGCGCAGGAGATGGCCGAAGCGGAGCTCGAGCGGCTGAAGCGAGAGGAGATGGCGCCGCCCGAGTAGGTGTTACCCTTCCGCGCACACCACGACGAAGGAGGAAGGAATGCAACCACGACCACGCCCCGATCCGACGAAGCCGCAGGCCGTTTTCAGCGTCACCGGGACGCCGTCGACCATCTGCCGAGCGGTCGAACTCGAATCTCGGCTTCGCGCTCACCGGGCGGCGAAGCGAGTCGAGGAGCGCATCCTTGCCGGCGAGGATCGCGTCGAGGTGTATGACCCGCTGCTCAAGAGGACGACCGTCTACATGCTGCCGCGATGGCGCGACCGTCCCTTCGCTCGCCTGCGAGTCCGCCGGGCTCGCCGCTTGCATCGTCGTAGCCGATGAGCAAGAAGCGCGGCAAATCCAAGCCGCACCGGCCGAAGGGCAAGCGCGGGCATAAGCATTGGTGTGCCGCCGTCCACAACCAGGGCGCGTGCTCGTGCGGCTTCGCCGAGCGTCAGCGGGGCCCGCGATGAGTCACGAGCGCCACGATCCCGAAACCGGCTGCGCCCTGGCGATCCTGGTCGGCCTCCTCGTCTGCGCGGCCATTGTCTGCGCCGTCGTCATCGTGGTCTCGAACCTATGACCGGCGACTTCAAGCCGCCGTTCACCGAGACCGTCGATCAGCGCAACGCCCGGCGCCGACGCGAACTCAAGGCGATGGCGAAGTTCGGCCGCGACCTATCGAGGATGGCGCAGGCCGCCGGGGTGACGATGCGAGAGTTCGGCGAAACGCTCGCCCGGCTCTCGACATCGCCGAGGCGCCGGCCGTGACCGAGGTCGCCACCTCCCGCGCCGCGAGGCGTGTGATGGAGAGACACGCCGCCAACGGCGGCGAGGTGCGCGCCTTGTGGGACGCGCTCGACCTCGAGTGGAGCTACGACGACCTGATCGCCTTCGTCTCCTCGAGGATTCCCGAGGACCGCAAGCTCACCCGCGGCGAATCGCTCGGCCTGGCGGCCACCATCGCCGCCTTCGCCATCGAGGCCGACCACGACCGGCGGCCCGAGGCCGAGGGCGAGCATGACGGCATCTTCCACGTCGAGAAGACCGAAGAGGGCGTCGTCAAACCGCACGCCGGCGACCGGATGTGGGGCACGCTCAACGGGCGGCGCTACTGCGTGCTCATCAGCCGCGACCCGATGCACGACGATCCCGACGACCGGCGATGGCACATCTCGGTCTCTGACGAAGAGCACCTGAAGGGCGGCCACGAGGTGCCGGTCTGGCGCGACTTCGTCGCCATCGTCCATCAGCTTCGGCCCGGTGTGCCCTTCGTGCTCGGCATCCCGCCGCGTTCGATGTGGATGAACAAGTGCCCGAACGTGCTTCACGCCCTCGAGACCACCGACGAGACCCTGATCGCCGAGTGGCGCGTCGAGGGCGAGCTCGTCCGCGGCACCGATGCCGGGGTGCCGTCGTGACCACCATCAGCGGACCCGGCTTCCACCTCTATGCCGACAACCGGGTCGGCGATACATGGGTCGTGAACGGCGAAGAGATAGGCCGCGTCGAGTCGATGGAATACAACGGCTGCACGACCATCGAGGTAATCCCGTCACTTCTCTATTCGGCCCGCGAGGTCGCCTGGCGGGGCAAGGTCGAACGCCGTCCGCGGCACCTGACGAGCGAGATCTTCCCCGGCCACGATGGGCCCGTCGCCTGGCGGGTCTCGGGCACGCTCGAGTGGTGCGGCCTGCCGGTCGTGCTCTGCCCGGCCTTCCTGCTCGACGGCGTCGTGCGCATCGGCCAGGTGCCCGACGAGGTGACCGTGCTCGACACGATGCCGGGGGCCAGGTGAGGCTCGTGCGACAGAGAGACCCCGACGGGTGCGGCGTCGCCGCCTTCGCGATGCTCACCGGGCGCAGCTACGTCGCGGCAGCGCGGCACCTCAACTTCGTGTCCGATGGCGAGGGGCTTCCGCATGGTCGCCTTCGTCGTGAACTCGAACGCGATGGGAGGTTCTGCCGCGTGGTTGACTTGCGCGAGGACAGTCCTACCGGATGGCCGCCGCGCGCCTTCGCCCCGGCGCACTTCGCGCTCGTCCATCAGAACGACACCGGCAACGCGCACATCGTCGTGATGGACAACATCGGCCGGGTCTTCGATCCGCTCTCGCCGCCGGGCAAGCGGCCGTTCCTGATCCTCGGGCTATGGAAGGTCGTGCAGGAAGTAGTCGGGGTCATCTGATGGCCGCCGAACTTCTCATCGACTCGATTTGGAAGAGCGAGGACGGGTGCCAGTCGACCTACCTCGCCCGCGTCTACCGGGCCGGCGAGTGGGAGGTCATCGAACTCCCGACCGACGTCGCCGAGAAGGTCATCGCCGACCTGAAAGAGGCGCTCGGCAACCTGCGAAACACGATGGGGCGCTGACGCCGGCGGTAGACTTCATCTCGCTTTGGGGCATGACGGGTAAGACGTGAGTGCTCGACAGGCCGGCCTTGACATTGGAGCCGGCTAACCACGGCGAAGTGCCATCGCGAACGCATGGGGCGATGGTCTCCTTTCCGGGTGGCGCCCCGGGTCTTCGGGTCCGGGGCGCTCCTCGCTGCCGCTCGCGGTGTTACCCTTTCGCGCAACGAAGCGACCACGACGAAGGAGGCACCACGAAATGAACTCTCACGAGCGGGCCCGGGCGCTGATGCTCGAGCTCGACCTCATCCCCGACAACCACACGACGGTGAAGCAGCAATTCGCCATCGAAGCGGCTCTCGAGGAGGCGGCGGGACTGCCGCAACCCGACGGCCGCGAGGAGGAGCTCATCGAGCGGGTCGAGTTGATCGCGGAGAATCTAGAGTCTCCGACCCCGCCTCAGAGCGTGATGACATGGGCGGCCGAGGGTCTCCGCGAGTTGGCCGCCGATATGCGCGACGGCCTCGGCGCTGCGCTCTCCCGCGAGATGCGGCAGATGGCCGGCGAAGGGGGCGAGGATGCGCCCGCGGCGACCGATGAGGGCGAGCACGTCCACGACTTCAACCGAACGGCGGCCTATCGGATCGCCGACGGGCCGGCCGGCGATCCGCTCTTCATCGAATGGTGCCCCGGATGCCGCGACGCCTTCCTCATCCGCATCGGCAATGACGGCACCGACCGCATCTTCGTGCCCGAGGCCGAGGCGAATCTCGTCGCCGGCGTCGAGCGCGAGTTCCTCGAGCAGCGCCTAGCGACGGCAACGCTGCATGACGAAATTGGTCGGAAGCGAGTAGGCGAACTCACCGACGAGCTAGCCGAGGCCATCCGCGACCGCGATGCCCGGGTGAACCGGACGCAGCGCCTCGAAAATGCAAGCCGCGTCCTGGTTGGCAACCTCAACGGGTCTGATGGCTTCCCCGCCGCGTGGTGGCTAGAGGCGGCTGATGCGCTCCATGACATCGAGCGCATGGTGTGGCCGCCCAAGTCCGGTGAAGTCCGCGGCTCGAAGGAGGATCGGTGATGGGCGAGCTACCCGGCGAGACGCCGACCCCGCCGATGAAAGAGGTGAACCGGATCGACGTTCGCGAGTTCCGCGAGCGCGGCTATCTGCAAGAGGTCAACCGGCTCATACTGCACCCGCTCGGCCTGGCGCTCGAGGTCGTGATTGAGGAGGATGGCAGCGAGCACCTCGGCGGCGTATGGGATTACCGCGACGACGACGAGGGCATCCTCTTCGCCGGCGACGGCACCATCGAGCAGGAGAAGATCGACCGCGTCCGCGACGAGCTCGAGGCGCACATTCCCGGCCGCGAACGCCTCCTCGGCTCGCAACGATTCATCCAATTACCGGGCGACGAGGGGAAGGCCGGCTGATGGGCACCGAGGCCCGCGCCGGCGGGCGCCCGCCGAGCGATCCGATTGAGGTCGTGCGCGCCATCGCCTCCGAGGCGATCATGCATGGCGCGGCGCCCGGCGACGTGGCGCAGGCGGTGCTCGAACTCTGCGCCGAAGAGCCGCGGCAACCGTTCGGACCTGGCGAGCGCGACCGCTGCCTCGTGACGACGATGATCGAGCCGACCGGCGTCTTCGAGCAGAAGATCATGGGCCCGGATGCCGACTACGTTCTGACGCTCGGGCCCAACTACGAGCTCACCTACACGAACGAATCGCCGACCACCGGCAGCGTCCAACTCACGATCAAGCGGCGCGGGCCGGACGTCGTGCCGGTAGATGAGGTCGAGGCGAAGCGCGCGCAGGGCAAGCCCGACTGCGCGACGTGCGGTCATCCCTACGCTATCCACCGCGGAGTAGACGGCGGCGAGGGTTGCTTCTACAGCGGCGGTGCCGATCAGGCCGTCGCTTGCTCATGCCGCCGCTATGAGTTGAGCCCGCTCTGATGGCGGCGCCACACCCGACCGGCTCGTCGCTGCTCGAGGCGCGCGAGTACGTACGAATGAACCGCGACGAGGGCGTCGAATGTCCGTGCTGCGGCCAACTCGCGAAGGTCTACCGCCGCACGATCAACGCCGGCATGGCGCGCACCCTCATCGAGGCCTACCGCGCCGACCTGGCACGCGGCTTCATCCACACGCCCTCGCTTCCCTGCGACAGCCACGAGGCCTCGCAGCTTTCGTGGTGGGGCTTGCTCGAGGAGGAGCTCGTGCGGCGCCCTGACGGCGGTCGCGCGGGCTACTGGCGCGTGACTGACCGCGGCGTCGCGTTCGTCCGCGGCGCGGCGCAGGTGCCGAAGTACGCGCTGATCTACGACGGCGACGTCCTCGGCACCGCCGGCGACCTGGTCGGGATCCGCTACTGCCTCGGCAAGCGCTTCGACTACGGTGAGCTCATGGCCGGTTTCCCGCCGCCGAATAGATCCGATCAGCTTGCGATGCTCGGCTGATGAACTGGCGCATCGAGAAGAAGGTGAAGGCCGGCGGCAAGTGGACGGGCTTCGGCCGCGAGGACGCCGAGGTCGCCTTCGATGAGGAGACCGAGACCGGCCACATCCCGCAGAAGCAACTCGACGCCGGCGTCAAGGCCGCCATCGCCGCGGCCGAGGGCATCGCCGGCGACAAGCTCGTCACCATCGAAGGGCACGAGGACGCCGGCGACTCGCCCAACGCGCAGCATCTCATCGTCACCGTTTCCCGAGACCTCTCCTAGCTTCTATCTATTCGAGTAGTAGTAGGGCTTGTGGAGAAGTCGCGGAAGGCGGGGTTTCGCCCGCGCCGGCGCCGAAAACCGCCTGTTGAAACGGTTGTGGAAAGGTGTGGACAAGTCCGGCCACGCCCGCGCCGGCCACGGTTTCCACACCGCATCCGTAGTTATCCACACCCGCGCTTGTGGATAACTCCTTCGACCGCCGAGGGGTGTAGGGTCGCGAGCGCGATCTAGACCACGACGACGAAGGAGCCCTCACGATGACGAAGCCGACCGCCGTTCCCGATCCGCCCGAGCAACCTGGCGACGGCCAACCTCCCGAGGGGCCCGAGCGCCGGCCATTCGCCGCGGTCTTGCAGGAACAGCGGCAGGGCAGCTTGCACGCCGAGCTCTCCGACGAGCTCGCGAACATCTCGCAGGCCGTCATCGACCTCAACAAGTCGGGCACGCTGACGCTGACGCTGAAGATCAACCCGGCCGGCAAGGGGCAGGCGGCCGTCTTCATCACCGACGAGGTGAAGGCGAAACCGCCGGTCGACAAGCAGAGCTCGATGTTCTTCACCGACGGCAAGGGCAACCTCACCCGTCGCAACCCGAATCAGACATCGATGCCGGTGCAGCTCGAAGGCGGGCTCGCCGATGAACGGCGCGACCGCGAGTTTGAGTTCGTGCGGGATGGCGAGCTCGCCGTGCTTCTGCGGGTCGCCGGCGCGGATGTTGACGTCCTCGTCGTAGCCGAACTTGAGCTCGCCGTTCTCGAGCTTGTAGCCCGAGCGGAAGGTCGCTTTGTTCGTGCCGTGGATCGACTGCGCGACCTCGAGCATCGTGGCGCCGTCCGGCTCGCGGATGTCGTCAAGACCCTCCTCGATGTGTTCGGCGAAGGCCTGCTGATCCATGAGCTCGCCGTCGCGCTTGAGCCAGAACTCCCACTCGGGCGTGACCAGGAGCTCGAGCTCGGCGCGGTGCTGTCGAAAGCGCGCCTCGGCGACGGCGTCGGCGCCGTGCTCATCGATGACGGCGATGATCCTGCCGGCGTCCGGCGCAACCCACACCGAGGTATGCCCCTCGATGCCGTGGCGCTTGACGTAGGCCGAGAGGGCGTCGACCGTTCCGGGCCGCACGGTGCAGCGGGCCCGGTCGGGTTGCACTCGGTAACGCTCGAGGTCGAGCACCTCGAGGGCGCCATCCTCGCCGCGGACTGCGTAGAGCTCGGTGACGTTGAGCTCCTTCGGCGCGACGGCCTCTTGCGCGGTTTGGATGATGGCCGCGTCGCCGGCATGGATGGCACCGAGCTCGGCCTCAAGGGGTTTGAAATCGGGCGCTGTCTCGTCGTGCTCAGGCATTCGTGGTTCCTCCTAGTTGAGTGGTCGTGGTGACTCGTCGTCGGGCAGCGGGTGCCACCGCGCGCTTCCGGGTGCGGATGAACGGCGGCAAGGTCGGCCTCGGCTACAAGCTCGACCGGCCCGACCGGGCGGTGCGGGTCGTGCTCGACGGCATCGCCGAGCGCCTCGCGGAAATGCACGAGCTCGTCTACCGCGGCACACCCGGCACCGGGGCGTAAGCCTCAAGTCGAGCCTTATAGCGGCCGGGTCGCCTGCGGGCGGTAGGCGATCCGGCCGCACCTCCCCTTACCGTTCCACGTGGAACGCTCCACCACGAAAGGCACATGATGCTCGCCCTACTCGGACTCGGAATTGCAATCGCCGTCGCCGCGGCCGTCGCGCTCGGCGACGAGTGGCGCCTTGCGATCCGGGCGCCGCGGCGGCCGATGCGTGTCGAGGTGGTCATCGGATGTTCACTCGCTATCGGGTTTGGGGTAGTCATCGCCTATGCCGGCGTCGCTTCGTGACATCTATGAGGCCTATCCCGGGCTCGCCGACCCGCGCCTCCTGGCGCTGATTCGCGATGGCGAAGGGCAAGAAGAAGCGGCGGATACCGGAGCCGGAACCGACGGCGAAGGCGGCGCCGCGGAAGCCGGCCTGCGCATGCCGGGCTCGAGGCTGCCTAAGTCTCGCCCTCGCTCGCCACGAGGGACCGGACGGCGAGGTCATCTGGCTATGCACCGAACATGATCGGATCGCACGCGAGAATCTCGCCGGCGAGCAGGCACATCAGGAACTTCTAGACGAGCTCGCGAAGCCGCTCGAGCGCCTCGCCACATTCCGCGCGAAGCAGAACGCCCGCCGCGTCGCGTAAATGACCGCTGACGGGCAGGCTAGGCTCTCGGTATCTACGGGGCCGCACAATCACGTCTGGCAGATCGACTTCGATCAACCCTCAAGGTCGACTTGCGCTTGCGGGAAGGTGAAGAAGCAGCGGCGGATTCCCTGGAACGACGCCGATGACGGCAAGCGACGAAAGCCCTCTCGGAAGCGCACACCGAAGCCGGCGCCGAAACCGAAGAGGGCGATCCGCTGGGGGCCTAAGGGTTGAGGTAATTCTTCTCTGGCTCGGCGCCCTCGCCGTCTGCGCCGCGGCGTGGGCCCTGTTCTTCGTCGCGCTCGGTGAAGGGTGGCTCTCGCAATGATCGTCACCGCCCATCAGCCGGGGTATCTACCGGGAGTAAGTGTGGTCTCGAAGATCGCCCGGGCCGATGCGGTCGTGTGGCTCGATGACGTTCGCTTCACCACGCCCGGTTACGTCAACCGCAACCAGCTTCCCCGCGGCGAGTGGCTCACGGTGCCCGTCGACCGGCGCGACCACCTGACGCCGATCCGCGAGGTCACCATCGCCGGCGAGGACTGGCAGGGTGAGCACGTCAACATCCTGCGCGAGCGCTACGCCGGCGCCGAGCACTTCGACCCCTACATCTTCGACATCCTCGCCGGCGAGCTCGCCTTCCACGGCTCGCCCCTGGTCGACCTCAACCTCGAGCTCATCGAGTGGATCATCGGCCGCCTCGGCTTCGGGACGCGCGAGTTCCGCCAATCCCAACTCGCGCCGACGCCTCGCGGCTCGGTCTCCTCGAGGATCGTCCACATGGTGCAGGCAGTCGGCGGCTCGGCCTACCTGACCGGGCCCGGCGCCCGGCTCGACGCCGAGGTCTTCGAGGCCGGCGGCATCGACCTTCTCTTCTTCCGGTTTGCCGGCGAGAATCCATCCGTCATCGATGCGGTCTTCACCGATGGCGCTCTTCCGACCCGTCCCGAACAGGAGGTCTCCGTTGCGTAGCGCCATCCTTGATTTCCTCACCGGCAAGTCGGGCCCGCGGGGGGCGACTCCCGATACCTACGGCTACGGAATGACCGGCGCCTATGGCGAACGCTATGAGCCCGAATCGCGGCAGGAGTTGGTCGACGCCTACTTCGACCGGGTGTGGGTCAACCGTTGCGTGAACCTCATCTCGAGCTCGGCGACGCAGGTGCCGATGCAAGTCAAGGTCCGCGGCGAGTGGATCGAAGAGCACAAGATGCTCGACCTCCTGCGCCGGCCGAGCCCGCGCGACCCGGCGCTGATGTTCTTCGAGTGGACGATCAAGTGGGCCGAGGTCATCGGCGAGTGGTTCTGGGAGATAGTGCCCTCGCGCGGCGGCGACATCGCTCAACTCTTCCCGCTGCGCGGGCAATTCGTGCGGATCAAGCCCGGCGAGGGCGGCACCATCGAGGGCTACAGCTACGACCCGAACGTCAACGGCGTCGACGTCGTGCAATTCGACGCGCTCGACCCCTACAACCCGAAGGTCAGCGGCGAGGGCGAAAAGAGCATCGTCGTCGCCGGCCGCTACGCAAACCCGAAAGATGACCTCTACGGGATGAGCCCGCTTCGCGCCGCGAAAGACGACATCATCAGCGAGTACTTCGGCGTCCGCTATGACCATCGCTTCTTCCGCAACGCCGCCCGCCCGGACCTGGTCATCGGCTTCAAAGGCAAGATGGACTCCGAAGAGCGCAAGCTCAACAAGGAGGAATGGGCCGAGTTCAAGGGCGTCGACCGGGCCCATCGCGCCGCGATCCTCAGCGGCGATCCCGACATCACCCTCTTGACGCAGTCCCAAAAGGACGTCGAGTACCTCGAGGGGCGCCGGCTCGCCCGCGAGGGCCAATGCGCCGCCTTCGGTGTGCCGCCGGTCCTGGTCGGCGATATGACCCGCGCCACCTACTCGAACTTCGAGAATGCCGAGCCGATCTTCTGGAAGATCACGATGCTGCCGAAGCTCGGCTTCTTCGCCACGTGGACGAAAGTCACGCTGATGCCCTTCTATCCCGACGTCGAGGACTTCCGCTTCGATACGACCGTCGTGCCGGCGCTCGCCCGGGCCGAAGGATGGCGCTCCGAACGGGCCGCGAAAGAGGTGTCCGGCGGCCTCAAGACGCCGAACGAAGGCCGCGGCGACCTCGGCGACGATCCGATTGAAGAAGCCGGCGCCGACAGCTTGTGGATGCCGACGAAATCGCGGCCGATTGTCGACCTCATCGAAGCCGCGCCGACGCCGCAACTCGAAGAAGAGCCCGGCGTCAATGTGCCGAAGGCGCGGCCCGGATACCGCCTCGAGTCGTGGGTGCTGCGCGAGTCCAAGACGACCGTCACCGAGTGGCTGCGCAACGCCCTCGAGGCGAAAGCCCGCTTCTCCGAGCGCGGCAAAATGGAGATCGTCAAGCACTTCGCCGAGCAGCGCGACCGGGTTCTCTCCATCGTGGAGGGGCAGGAAAAGGCCGCGGAGCTCGAGCGCCTGCTCAGCGAGTACGGATGGTCAGACGACGCCGCCAACTTCCATCAGGTCGTGGAGACGATGCAAGAGGGGCTCGCGCTGGCCTCCTTCAAGATCACCGCCGAGGCCGTCGATCAGGCGGCGAGCGAGTCGCTTATCGCGCGCACCCTGAAAGCGCTCGCCAACCGGCCCGAGGGCATCGCCTCGGTCTCGGGCCGGGTCAAGAACGAGGTGCTCGAGGAGGTCCGCGAAGGCATCGCCCACGGCCTCACCTATCGGCAGATCGCCGAGGGCGGCACCTTCACCTCCACGCAGGCCGGCGCGCCTGACGTGACGATCAAGGGGATCAAGGGCGTCTACGAGGAGTACACGACCTGGCAGGCCGAGCGCATCGCTCGGACCGAGGCCGCCGTTACCTTCAATCAGTCGAGCGCGGGGCTTATGCGCGAGGCGGGTATCGAGTCCGTCGACATCATGGACGGCGACGAAGACGAGGAGTGCGCGGACGCAAACGGTTCGCGGTGGACCCTCGAGGAATACGAAGCCAACCCGATCAGCCACCCGAATTGCACGCGGATTGGTCTGCCCGTCATAGAAGTCCCGAAATAGGAGGAATGAAGATGACTAGTGGATTCGGTCGCCCCGTCGCGGCCCACGTCTCCCCGGAGTCCGGCATCTACGTGCCCGAGCTCCCCGGACTCAGCACGGAAAAGCTCGCGCTCGCCGACGGCGTCGCGCAACTCGCCCGCTTCTCGCCGAAGGCCGGCTTCGGCCTGGTCGGGCTCGGCTTCGACGTCAGCGACTCGAGCACCGCGGCGAACGAGGTGCAGAAAGTCCAGGTCAAAGCGAAAAAAGGCACCTTCACGCTGACCTTCAGGGGTCAGACGACGGCGCCCATCGCCTTCAACGCGGAAGCCGCGGCGGTGCAGGCGGCGCTCGTCGCGCTCTCGAACATCGCCTCGGGCGACGTCGAAGTGACCGGCGGGCCCGGCGACGAAAACGGCACCACGCCGTACATCGTCACCTTCAAGGGCACGCTCGGCAAACAGGACGTGCCGGCTCTGACCGCTGACGCGACCGGCCTCACCGAAGGCACGAAAACGGTCACGATCACCACGCAGACCCCGGGCGACTCGGTCGCCGTCGACGTCGGCATCTACGACGCGGACCTCAACCTGCTCGGCTCGAACGGCGGCCACGAAGTCGCGGCCACGGCCGGCGCGAAGGCGCTCGACTTCGCCTCGGTCGTGCAGGTACAGCCGGGCCGTTACTACTACGCGGCCCTCGGCTCGCAGGGGGGCGCGGCGAAAGTGCTGCACCTGGTCAGCGCCGACGCGGCGGCGGCCGACCTGCTCGGCGGCACCGCCGGCAAGCGCGAGCTCATCACACTCGCGGCCGGCGGCTACCCGCTGCCGAAAACGGTCGCCATCGGAGAAGCGGCCGGCACGAAAGCACCGCTGATGGCGCTGCGGACGGTCGCCGCGTCCTAACCCGGGAAGTCGAGTCCCGTCGGCGCGATCCGGGCGGCGGGACTCGACCTCGGCAAACGAGGGGAGTCCTATGAAATACCACGTCGAAAAATCAGACGAGTGTCCGGAGACTCATCCCTGGGCCTGCGTCAACAGCGACAGCGGCATGGTCATGGGCTGCCACGCGACCAAAGCCGAAGCTGAAGCGCAGATGACCTCCCTGATGGGGAAAAGTGCGCCGAGCGGCGAGCGGCATCACAAGGCACGGCGGTCGGTCTTCCCGATGTCGCGTCTTCGCCTCGAGGAACCGTCGGATGACGGACGCCGGCGGATCGCCGGCTATGCCGCCGTGTTCGGCAACCGCGACGCCTACGGCGACATCATCATGCCCGGCGCCTTCGAGCGCACGCTTCGCGAGAAACCCGATGTCAAGGTGCTATGGCAGCATTCCACCCGCGAGCCCATCGGCAAGCAGGAGTCCGGCGTCGAGGATGAGTTCGGGCTCGACGTGGTCGGCGTCCTCTCCAACATCCCGAAGGTGAAAGACGAGGTCGTGCCGCTGATGCTCGACGGCGTCGTCACCGGCCTCTCCATCGGCTATGACGTCGTGGTCGAGGAATACAACGCCGAGCTCGAAGCCTGGTTCCTCAAGGACATCGACCTCTGGGAGTGGTCGCCCGTCACCTTCCCGGCGAACGAGCTCGCGACGGTCAGCGAGGTCAAGAATCTCGGCGGTCGCGACGACGAGCACGTCGCCCGGGTGAATCGCCACTCGAAGGCGCTGATCCACGAGCTCGAGGGGTACTTCGCAAAGTCTGACCGACGAGGGGTGCTACCTTCGGAGCAGATCGCCACTCTTCACGCCCTTCTCGGAGGCAAACTCCCCGGCGCTGAAGCGGTTAACGCAAAGTTGATCGAGTTGGCCTACATGCGGGGCGCAAACGATTTGCTCGAGGCGCTCGGCTCACCACCTATCGAGAAGGAGTGACGATGTTCCACAACCTGACGACGTTCGGCGTCATCGCCCTCGCGGTGTTCGCCCTCCTCGCCGTGTGGCTTGCAGTCGAACTTCCCGGGGCAGCGAAGCCGCGTCGCGCGGTCAAGCGCCTCGGCTATCGCTTCGCCATCGGCTGCCTGTCCGTAGCGCTCATCCCATTGTCGGTCGACCCCGGCTTGCACGCAATCGTGCACGCGAGCGGGCAGGGCCGCGAGGGAATCGCCAAGCGCACGGCGCGCAAAGTGTCCGGCGGCTCAATCCGACTCCGCGGCGCCTTCCGGGCTTTCCGCTCGGTCGGGCTCGACGGGCTCTTCGCGGCGCTGCGAAATCCGCTCACGGCGAAGATGTTCGTCTTCCCCTTCGCCGGCGCTGACGGCGATGACGACGACACCCTCGGAGATGGCGACCTCGCCACGATGAAGGCAGTCGGCGAGCAGGTCGACAAGCTGCGCGGCGACCTGGTCAAGCGTCTCGGCGAGATGGACATAAAGGGCGAGGACAAGGCCGAGGTCGAGAAGCGCGAGAAGGAGCTCGGCGAAAAAGTCGATGAGCTCGTCGCCTTCTCCAAGAAACGCGAGTCGACCGAGATGGCCGACTTCAAGGCCGAACTCGATGAGCGCATCGAGAAGTTCGAGAAGCAGGTCAAGGACTACTTCGACCAACCGGCCTCGGGCCCGCGGGGCGCAGGCCTCAAGCGCGGCAAGGAGCTCGAGCGATGGGAGGGCGACAACCTCTTCCTCGAAATGCGTGACGCGATCAAGACGCACGATCAGGAGCTCTCGAGTCGCCTTCACGACTACGAGGAGAAGTTCAACTCGCCCGAGCGTCAGAAGGCATGGGCGACCGAAGACCTCGAAGACGTCGACCTGATCCTCCCCGACATTCAGCAGGCGCTTCCGTTCCTGCGGGCGCAGGCGAAGGTCGTGCAGCTTTTCCGAGAGATTCGGACGAGCTCGCCGGCGGTCGAGTTCCCGGTCTTCAAATCGGGGCTCTCAGTCGGGCACGTCGATGAGGGCGAACCGAAGCCCGAATCGGACCCGACGTTCGACCTCGAGGTGGCGCGGGTCTTCACCATCGCCGGCATCTCCGACGTCCCGAACCCGACGCTCGAAGACTTCCCGGCTGCTCGCGGGTGGATCAGCACCGAGCTCGGCACCGTGACCGGAGTGCAGGAGGAGAACGACGTTCTCAGCGGTTCGGGAACGGGCGAGCCTCTCGGCATCCTGAAAAACGAAGACATCCCGACTCGCAAAGTCGATGAAGCGGCGAAAGCATCCGCCGGGCGCAACTTCATCACCTCCATCTTCCGGGCGGCGCAGCAGGTCCGCGTCGAAGGGCACATGGAGCCGACCGACGGGGCGCTCAATCCGGCCACGTGGACGGACATCGCGCTCTCCTTCGAGGACGCAATCGGCTTCCTCTACGGGCCGATGCAAACCGAGGGAACCTCGGACAGCGGCCCGCCGCTCGGTCAGGCGCCGCCGCGGATCCTGGGGCTGCCGATCACCTGGTCGAGCTACATCCCGCTCGACGCCGGCGAAGAAGAAGACGAGTCGCCGATCATCGTCGGCAACTTCATGGACGGGATCGTGCTTCGGCGCTCTCCCTTCCGCATCGACATCGACACGAGCATCGGGTTCAAAAAGAATCTGACCTCGTTCCGCGGCGAGGAGCGGATGGGCTTCATCGTCGTGCGGCCGAAATCGTTCGTCACCGTGACGGGCGTCAAACCGACCCCGGTCGTCTAGGGGCTGACCGGCGATGGCTGACACGAAAGACGGCAAAAGCGGTGGCGCCAAGTCCACCGGCCCATCTCGTGACAAGTCGGACTCTCCCTCGCGCGACAAGCGCGGGGGAGGGAAGTCGGGCGGCAGCGGCCTGCCCGAGCGGAAGGATCGCTCGGGCACCCGTCGCCACCACGACCGCAAGCTGACGCCGAGCGAGGCCGCGGATCGGGCGCAACAGCGCGCCGATGCGCGCAAGGCCTCGGTCGCGACTCAGAAGCAGGATCGGGCAGACCGACAGCCGAAGGGTTGGGCGGGACGCAGGGCGGCCCGGCGCGGGCGGTAAAGGGTGGCGCTCGCCGATCAGGCACTCGTCAGCACCGAGGAGGTTCGCACCTACCTCGCCGTGGGGAAAACGGACCTTCCCGGCGACGCGCTGCTCGAACAGATCATCGAAGGGCTCTCGGCTCGGATCGTGGAGCGGACGGGTCATTGCTACATCAGCGACGACTCGAAAGACAAAGCCTCGAGCCGAGAGTTCACCTTCGACCCCGGCGCCAAGCACGCCGAGATAACCGACTGCCGCTCGGTCGAAAAAGTGGAGGTGAGCGGGACACCGGGCGACGAGGCGACCTGGCGCTTACTCGGCGTCGAGGAATACGCGCTCGAGCCGCTCAGCGGTTCGGCGGCGACCTTCACCCGGGTTCGCTTTCTTCTGCCGCAGGAGTTGCCGGCGCAGGGCGTCGGGTGGGGCGTCCTCTCTGCGCACGTTCCCTCCAACGAGCGCGGCGGCACGCCCTGGCCGAACGAGGTGCGGGCCGAACTCAATTCCTACGCCGTGGTGCGGGTCACCGCGAAATGGGGCTTCGGCCCGGATCGCACAACCGTGCCGCCGAACGTCAAGCTGGCGCTGCTCATGTGGTTGCAGAACATCCACAAGCGCGATCAGGCCTTCTTCTCCGAGGACTTCGGCAAAGCGATGGCCGGCCTCAAAATGCCGGCCGACGTCGAAGAGCTCCTCGAGGGCCAGGAGAGTTACACGACCTCGGCGGTGGCGGTATGAAATTGCTGATCGAGTCCGAGGGCGACGCCCTGGCGGCGAGCGAGCACTTCGCCGCCGACGTGGGCCCGGCGCTCCTTCGCGGCCTGCTCAAAGCCTCGCTGCTCCTCGGCAAGCTGATCGCCGAGAAGGTCGAGGCCTTCAAGGAAACCGTCGGCACGCGCCGACTCTCCCGCTCCTTCCTCGTGCCGGTGCCGAGCGAGGAGGGCAGCTTCATGCTCGGCAAGGACTCGCCCGTCTACGCGGCGATCCACGAGTACGGCGGCACGATCAAGCCGATCCACGGCGACTACCTGATCTTTCAGACGCCCGATGGCGCGTGGCACGCGGTGAAAGAAGTCAAGATCCGCGAGAAGCGCTACGCCCGCGATGCGATGGAGGAGTTCGAGGCCGGCCACGAGGCCTCTTCGATCCTCGCCGCCGAGTTGACGGGAGTGTTCACGGCCTGATGCCGACGCTCACCGAAAACCCGCTCGCCGAGGTCAAGGAAGGCCTCGCGACGAACTTCGAGCTCGTGGAAGGGCTCACCGTGCTCGGCTATGAGCCGACGCAGGCGCCGGCGCTTCCCTTGCTGACGATGCAAACGCGCGGCTTCGTCCGCGCCAAGCTCGACAGCGACGAAGTTCAAGGCCCGATTGTCGACCCGCTGATGGGCCGGCGGTGGGTTTGGAGGTTGTACGTGCGGGTGTGGGTCGCCCTGAAGTCAGACCCCGAGGCCGCGCAAGACGAACAGGACGCGCTCATCGCGAAGGTGGTTAGCGCGCTCGAGTCAGACCGCTCCCTCGGAGGGGTTGCGAATGACTCGACTCTCGCATCTGGCGAGTCGGTCATTGTCCGGCCGCAGTCGGGGCAGGCGATGCTCATGCTCACGTGCGATTGCCAGGTCGAGACCGAGGAACCCCTAAACACATAAGGAGTCAGAGATGACGAGTCAGCGATACGCGAAATTGGAGCTCGAGTCGACCGAAGGCAATGAGAACACCGCCTCGGTCGTGAAAACGAAAGATTGGTTCCTGCCGGCCGAGGAGATCGGCTTCGCGCCGACGCCGGCGCTGCTCGACCGCTCGGACGAGATTCAGCAGATCGACGGGCGGATCATCGGCGCGCAGAATGAATACGCGCCGACGGGTCAGGCGAACATGCGCGCATACACCCGCTACATGGGCTTCCTGATGCTCCTCCTCTTCGGGGAAGTGACGACGGTCGAACCCGATGGGACCACCACCAAAGATCCGCTCGAAGCCGTGCTGCCGAAAAAAATCTTCAAGCACACCTTCAAAAAGAAGCCCGGTTCCTCACCGGCGACGGCCCGCGCGACCCTCGCTTACTTCGACAAATGGCTCGAAGCCCGCGGGGTCAGCGTCGCGAGCATGGCCTTCTCCCTGGCGCAGGACGGCGTCAAGGCGCAGACGGCACTCATGGCGAACTACCTCAAACGGCTCACGGTCGACCCGGCGGACACCATCTCGAACACCGATGCTCTTTCGGTGCTGCCGTTCCGCCGGCGCAACCTGAAAGTCACCGCGACCTCGCTTGCGGCGACGAAGCTGCTCGACTCGGTCGACTTCTCCCTCGAGCAGTCGCTCGAGGCGGTGCATCCGCTGGGAGTCGCGTCCGGTTTCCCGCAGGCGACCGAACGGGTGAACTCGCCCGACGGCTTCCTGCACTTTCAGGGAAGCCTTCAGCGTCGGGACTTCGATGTGGTCGATTGGGATGCCCTGATCGCCGCGTCGATCTTCGGGTTGCAGTTCATCTTCCAGTCCGAGCAGAACATCCCCGGCTCGGAAGGTGGCAACTACCCCTACTCGATGTTCGTGGAATCGCCTTCCTGCCAGTTCACCGGCGGCGGTCCCGAAAACCTGAAGCAGCAGGCCCGTCACGAGTCGTCCTATGACTGGCAGGCCGGGTCTTCGGAAACGGGGAAAGCGGACGTCACCGTCACCGTCATCAACGACGTCAAAAGCTACACCGAATAGGCCGGATAGCCGGCCACCCGCCGGCGCTCTTCGGGGCGCCGGCGGGACACCTACGAAGGAGGAATAACGAAGATGACACGAACGCTGAAACTCACCGACATCGACCCGGGAGTGCAGGTCGAACTCGGCAGGGAGGGGGCAGTCAACACCTTCCGCATGAAGCCGATCACGATTGACGTCGAGGAAGAGCTCATGGACGTCGAACGCGAGCTCAACCGGGTTCGCGAAGACGAGAACGCCCGGCCAATCGACCTGATGAAGGCACAGGTCGCCCAACTCGACGTCATCCTCGAGCCCGTTCCGGTGCCGGCCGGCGATGGGGAGACCTCGAAGCCGAAGACGCCGAGCGAGGCGCTGCTCCCGCCATACGAACAGGGCAAGGTGACCGCGCGTCAGATCAACCACCTCGTCAACTCCATGATGAGCGCGGCGCGCCCTACCTAACGGGTGGACCTGATCTTGGCGAGGTCGTCTGGGAAATCGAGTGGGGCGACGGGGAAGAGCCCGTCGCCCTCACGCGCCTCGAACTCGTGGTGCTGCTCAACCGGATCGGTCTCACCACCTATCAGGCGGCGCACGAGCGCCCGGGGTGGGAAGTGCGGGCATTGCTGATGAACCTGATCGCCGAGGCGAAGCAGCGACGGCGAGAAGCAGACGGCGACTCGGCCTTCACCGACGAACCCCTCAATCCACCCGACACGCCGGCACCGGCGTGGGTAGACGAACTCGATAGCGACGAGCAATGAGCGGCGGGGAGTCATTTGTAATCAGCGTTCGGATGACCGGCACCGGCCAGGTCGAGGCCTCGGCCGCGAAGGTGTCGGGATCCGTCGAGGAGATGGGCGCGGCGACCACCGCCGCGAGCGGGAAGGCCGGGAAGTCGGTCGAGACGCTCGCGCAGAAATGGAGCGGTGCCGGCGCGACGATGACGAAGACCGGGAAATCGCTGACGAAATACGTCTCCCTGCCGCTCCTCGCCATCGGCGCCGCGTCGATCAAAATGTCGATGGACTTTCAGCGCTCGATGCTGATGGTCTCCACGCAGGCGGGCGGCTCGGCGAAGGAAGTCGAGAAGCTCAGCCACGAGATCCTGAAACTCTCCGAGGCTGGCCGCTTCGCGCAGGGCCCTCAGGAACTCTCCGAAGCCCTCTTCCACATCGAGTCCGCCGGCTTCCGCGGCGCCAAAGCGATGAAGACGCTGAAGGCCGCCTCGGACCTGGCGACCGTCGGCAACGCGGACCTCGAGGCGACGACGAACGCCCTCGTCGGCTCGATGAAAAGCGGGATCAAGGGCGCCGGCAACATGCACGAAGCAATCGGCATCCTCAACGCCGCCATCGGTGCCGGCAATCTTCGGATGGAAGACCTCAACGGCGCCATCGGGACCGGCTTCCTGACGAGCGCGAAAGGCGTCGGCCTGACGCTGAAGGACGCGACCGCGGCGCTCGGCGAGCTCACGTCGCAAGCGATCCCGGCCAACTCCGCGGCGACCCGCCTGCGGATGACCTTCACGCTGATGGCGGCGCCGACCGAAAAGGCGCAGAAGGCGCTCGGGTCCATCGGCATCGACAGCGAAGGGCTCGCGAAGAAGATGCGCGGGCCCGAAGGCCTGGTCTCCGCGCTCGAGCTCCTGAAAGAACACATGCAAGGGCTCTCGAAGATTCAGCAGACGGCGCTTCTCTCCGAAGCCTTCGGCGGGGCGAAATCGGGCGGCACCATCGTCGCCCTGCTCGGCAATCTCGATGACGTCAAGAAGAAGTTCCACGAAATCACGGCGGGGGCCGACGGCTTCAACAAGAAGCTCAGGGAAACCAACGCCGAGGAATCGGTCAAGCTCGAGAAAGTGTGGTCGGGTCTGCGCGCCGAGCTCATCGAACTCGGCAACGAAATCCTCCCCGAGGTCGGGCCGCTCCTGAAAGAAATCGGCGGCGATGTCGTCGGCCTCTTCAAGGCCTTCAACGGTCTCCCCGATGTGACGAAGTCCTGGCTGACGAAAATCGCGCTCGTCGGCATCGCGCTCGGCCCGATCCTCACCATCGGCGGCAACCTCCTCAAGCTCTTCGGCGGCGTCGCCAAATACGCGAAACAGGCCGCGGTCTCCTTCGGCCTCATCAGCGCCGAGCAGGTCGCCGGTGGCGCCGGTGCCGGCGCGGCGGCGGGGGCGACCGGGCTCACGGCGGCCGGCGGGGGCGCCGCGGCGGGCGGCGCGGTGGAGGTGGCCGGTCTGAGCACCCTCGCGACCATCGCCCTGCCGGTCGGCCTCGGCATCGGCCTCGCCGCGCTCACCGCGGCGGTGATGAACACCGGCTCGGCCTTCGATGACGCGCACGCGAAGTTCAACGAAACCGCGAAGGACTTGACCGACCGCTCGATACCGGCGTGGAAACGCAGCACCGAAGCGCTGAAAGCCCTCCACGGCGAGGCCGAAAACGTCGAACGAAACGCAGGCCTGACCGCGCTCGAACGGCATCGGCAATGGGGGCTCACCGGCACCCTGGTTCCACACCACGCCGAAGAGACGGGGCAGGTCAACGCCGACCGCGAAAAAGCGATGGCGCCGGTCCGAGAAGCCGAACAGGCCTTCACGACGATCATGGCGACGATCCGCGTCGACCAACTCGCCGGCATTCACCGGCTGATGACCGACCTGCACCACGGCCTCGCCGAAGCCTCGAGCGCATGGAAGGAAGGCACGAAGCCCTGGCGGGTGCATGTGGTCGAGGCGATGGAAGGCACCATCGCCTCCATCAGGGCGGGGATGCACAACGGTTCCATCACGGCCGATAAGGGTCGCAAGGAGATAAACAGGCTTCTCGACAAAATCGGCCTCGTCAAGGGCTCGGACCCGCTCGGCCTGGCGGCCGGCTTCGTCACCTCCTTCAAGCAGGGGAACGCCGTGACCGAGTCGGGGATCCGCGAAATCGTCGCCGACTTCCGGCAGATGCCGAAGGGCGCTCGCGAACAGGCGCAGGAAGCCGTGCTCGGGATGGCCGCGGCGTGGGCGAAGGGGCACCCGAAGATCGAACATCAGGTCGACGTCCTGCGGCTCAACCTCGAAACCAAGTTCGGGCAGACAAAAAAGGCCGGTCTGCGTGCCTTCCACAAACTCACGAGCGGCGTCGAAACCGACTTCGGTGGGATGGCCGACTCGGTGGGCACCTCGGCCGAAGCGATTCAGAGCACGGTCAATTCGATGTTGGGCCAGTTGAACGTCAACAAGGCGCTCAACTTCGAGATCAAACATGGAACTTTCAAGTCAATCGGGATCCCGGGCGAAGCGGCCGGCGGCCTGACTCGAGTCCCGGGCAAGGGGAAGCAGGACACGGTCCCGCTCTTCCTCAACGGCGGCCTCAATGCGATGGTCGCGCCGGGCGAGGAGCTCGCGGTCATAAACCGCCATCAGCGCCCGATGCTTGACCACGCCGTCGCCTCAACCTATCCGGGCACAAGAGGCCTCGGCGATTTCTTCGGCCGCAACAACCGGCCGCACTACATGGCGCGCGGCGGCCTGACCGAACCGCACATCGGCGGCAGCGGCCCGCTTCACTCCATCGGCCAAGCGGCGGTGCACGAAATGTATGCCGGCGCCGCCGCCTTCGTGCGAAAACTCGGCGGCGATAAAAGCTACGCGGCCATCGTCAAAAACGCTAACCGGATGGATGGGCTTCAACAGCCGTATCTATGGGGCGGCGGCCACGGTTCGACCGCATCGGTCGGCGGGCCGTGGGATTGCTCGGGCGCCATCTCGGAGCTCTTCAACGGCGCCGGCTGGAACTTCGCGCCGATGGTCTCGGGCGGCTTCGAGTCTTTCGGCTCACCGGGCAAGGGCAAGGTCTCGGTGCTCGCCTCGGCCGACCATGTCTACAGCGTCATCGGCGGGCGCGCCTTCGGCACCTCGGACTCGAACCCCGGCGGCGGCGCGGGATGGATCAACGAATACACCTACCGGCCCGGCTTCACAACCCGACACGCCGACCTCGTCAACCTGATCGCGCCGAAGGGCAAGCGGGGCAAGGGGCAGCATCAGAAAAAGGGCTTCGCCGGCGGTGGCATCCTCGCGATGTCATCCGGCGGCCCGGTGCCACCGAAGGGCGGCGAGCTCGTCGGCGCCTCCTACTACGGCGGTCCGACGGACCACGTCAGCGGCACCGTCGGCGCCGCGGGCGTCCCTCTCGCCGGCACCTCGAGCTTCGCCGAGCTCGCGATGGGCCACGCCCTCGGCGGTCTTCCCTTTCACACGAAGTTCAAGTTCTCTCGAGCCGGGCATTCGGTCGTCGCCGAAAAGCTCGACATCGGTGCCGGCGGCGGCGACGTCGCGGGGAAGAATCGGGCGGTCGACTTCTGGTTCGAGACGGGGGCAAAGCTCGGCATCACGAGCGCGAACGGCCTCGGTGTGGTGCGGGTCGAACCGGCCGACGGCGCCTCTACCGCCGCCGGCGCCAAAACGCCGGCGACTCCGAAGTTCGTCTCGACCCGCTATCCGACCTATGGCTACGGCGTCCACGATCCCAAACACGGCCCGGCCTCCTTCGTCGGCCAGTTGACCGGCCACGGCAAAGGCTTCGTGGCAACGGCGAAACTCAGCTTCGGGGCCCTGCCCTCGAACCTCATCGCCTGCCGTAAGGAGCTCGAAGAACGGCAGAAGCAGCTTCGCGAGTATCAGGGCGCCTACCGGATGCACAAGGACGCGGCGACGCGGAAAGACCTACAGGTGAATATCAACCTCCTGCGCGCCCGGATCAAGGCGCTGATTAAGCAACAGGCCCGGCTCGTGAAACAGCGGCGCGAAAAGCAGACCGAACACCGGATCGAAAAGCGCGGCGTGATGAAAGGGTGGGAAGACCGGCTCGACCTTCGCGAACGCACCTACAACGAGGCAAGCGACCACGCCGAAAAGCTCATGGCGCTCGAGCCCGAACAGTTCGACGCCGGCTACAACGAAGCGGAGTCGGGCGCCTTCACCGGCATCCTCGGCACCGAGCTCTCCTGGCGGAACACGATCATCGAAGCCGAGCACGCCGCGGTGAAGCGGGAGAGAGAAACCGAAGAACAGATCGGCAGCATCGAAGGCCTGAAGAAATCCAAACCGGCCGCCTACCGGGCGCAGAAGTATCGGCTCGGGCCGTTGCGCACGACGCTCGAAAACCTGCGGGCTCTCTACAACCCGCGAACGAAACTCGGCGGCTTCGAGGACAAGCTCACCGACGTGCAGGGGCTCGGCAAGACGCACGCCCTTCTCACCTCGCTCTCGCCGGTGCCGAGCGCCGACGGCTTCAGCGGCGACATCTTCCAAACGCAGATGACTATTCGCGAACTCGGGCTCAAGGCGGCCGGCCCACACGAAGGCGAAGGCGAAGCGGACGCGGCCAAACTCGCGGCCGAAGAAGAGCGGAATCGCAAGCTCTCGGCCGAACTCGCCGTCGAGCGGGCGCAGCGCCCGGTCCTCGCCGACTACCTCGGGCCCTATAAGACCGGCGGTGTGCTGCCCGCGGACGGCTTCTACATGGGCCACAAGGGTGAGACCGTGGTGCCGGCCGACGCCTCGGGCGCGGCGGTCGAGAATCACGTCCACATCAGCGGCGACCTGGCGCCCTATCTCGACGTCGCGGTCGAGCAGCGTCTCACCCGGGTCGCCCGCAAGGCCGGGATGTCCCGGGCAACCCCGAGCGCGCCCGGACGCCGCGCCTCACTCACCGGAAGGAACGCACGATGACCCTGCTCTCCGAGCGTGTCACTTTGAACCCGGTCACCGAGAATCCTGCGCTCGCGCCTCTCGACCTCATGGGTGTCGACCGAAGCTGGGGCATCTACGTGCTCGAGCAGGACTACACGCCGCCCGAACTCGAGACGCAGGACGCCGGCGGCGCCGACACCGACGGGGATCCGGTGGTCGCTAGCCGCTACAAGAATCGGATCATCACGACGCGGGTGCGGATCTTCGAGCCCGAAGACCCGGCGAGCACGAGCCTCGTGACCAACCCCTGCGCGGCTCTCGCGGCGACGAGTTGGGCGGGCGTCTCGCTGCTCGCCGGCCCGACGCGCGTGCTGCCCGCGAACACGCCCATCGGCAAGGGCATCGACACGGCCGTCGAAGCGAAAACCGACGCCGCCGCAGACTACCTCTACCACGACACGATCAACGTCACGAACGCGAAAACCTACCGGGCGTCGGTCTATGTGCAGCTCTCGGCGCTGACCGCGACGGGCATCCGCATCGTCGTCTACAACGCCGCCGGCGCCGCCAAAAAAGCCGAAGGCACGACCTACTCGACCGTCAACGTGACGGCGGCCGGATGGGCCCGGCTCGATGTCAGCTTCGTCGCCGATGCGACCGCGGCATGGCGAGTCGGTGTCGAACAGGTCGGCGCCGGCGCGGCGACGTTCATCGTGACGGGTCTCCTCGTGGAGGAATCGGCGGTGCTGACGCCCTACTTCTCGGGCGATGTCCCGGGGTGCGAATGGACCGGCGCTCGCCACGCCTCCACGTCGACCCGCCCGGCGCCGGATGGCACCCGCTTCTCGCGCATATACAACGACCTGATGAATCAACTCGACCGGGTCAAGCGCCTGAAGACCGGCACCCTGCGCCGGGTCGCGCCGGGATGTCAGCCGGGCACCTTCGACTTGCGCGCTGCCCACATCACCGACGCGCCGCAGGACCGGATGCTTCAGGCGAAACGCGCCGAGCTCGCCTTCGCCTTCGAGGCCGACCCGGGCCTTCGCACACCCGAGGTGCAGATAGGCGGCACCCGGGAAGAGCTCACCCTGCCGGCGCTGATCTTCAACGCCGAAGGTGTACCCGGCGACCTCCCCGGCCTCGGTCGCCTGCTCATCGAAGAGAAACAGGCGCAGAATCAACAGACGGCATGGTGGGGCGCGCAGCACGACACCTACTCGGCGAGCGCCAACGCCGAATTGTTCTATCAGGCCGAGTCGCGCACGCTGCTCGGGGCGGCAACGAAAGTCGAAGGGCCGCTCGGCGCATCGGGGGCTGGGACGAACACGCTCAAATTGAAACTCGCCAACGCCTGGCAGGCGATCTTCTCTACGCAGGCGACCGGCGGTGGCGAACATCTCTCGCACGTCGGTTCCTATCGGGTGGTGGCGCGCGTCTACCGCTTCCAGTCGCTCGGCACCTTCAGCGCGAAATGGCAATGGGCTACCGGCGACTTCGCCGCCGTCACGACCAACGATGAAGACGAAGTGAAGTTGGCACCCGAAGAAGCGGCGCTGAAGTGGTCGCTGCTCGACCTCGGCATCGTCAACATTCCTGAAGTTCCGACCGGCACCACGCAGCGATGGGAGGGGCGGCTGCTCGTCAAGTCGACCGTGCCGGGCGATGACGTCTACGTCGACTACTTCCTGCTCATCCCCGTCGAGACCGCGTCCGGTAAGACCGAAGCAAGTCCGACGCTGCCCGCGCCCTCCTCCTTCTTGGTACAGGATGACTACGACCAAGCCGCCGGCGCGCTGACCGGCAAGGCGCCCGCCGTCGGCGCCGGCACCTACACCCTGGCCGGGGATGCGGTCGGCTATACGGTCGGTAGCGGCGTCATCACCCGCACCGAAAAAGCCGATGCCGAAGGAGTCGGTGCCTATGGAATCGCCGGCACGACGGAACTCGCGAACCTCGCCTTTCGCATCTTTTGCTGGGGCGAATACGCGGACATCAATTTCGGGGCAGCGGCGCTGGGCGGGTTCGTCCGCTACACCGACGTCAACAATCACATCAAGGTCGTGATGCAAAAGGTCGCCGTCACCACTTACACCGCCCGGTGGCAGGTGCTTCTCATCAAGAAAAAAGCCGGCGTCAGCACGACCATTGGGATCATCTATCTACCCGAAGTGCTGCGGGTCGGAGCGGGCCCGATTGGATGGATTACTTGTCGAGTGACGGCGGCGGGCGAATGGCGAATGTGGTGGAACGGCACACCGACCTTCGCGACTATCACCGTCGCGGGTCAGGACACCGACTTCAACGAAGCGGGCACCCTGAAAACCGGCAAGGTCGGCGTCTATGACGAATGGACTGCCGCGGCGGCGCCGGCGACCCGAACCTTCGACCAGCTCGAAGCATGGGC